ATCATACTGGCTCTCATTGTTTTCATGAGGCCTTTTTTTATCCTCTGTCAGCAGAGCTTGACGAAGATACACCAAGGATGGGTGAGGTTGAAGACTTCACCATGGACAGCTTGAGAAACCAGATGATCCTTGAGGCAATGCCAATAACAGGAGATGACCTTGAGGAGTTTAACGAAGATTTTAAAGATTACTTTAAAGAAAATTATGACAACGACGAAGACTGAAACCAAAAAAAGAAAGTATCGCAAAAGGAAAACCAACATTCCACAGATGCATGACAAGAATAGATTAGTGGAAGCACTTGTTGATTCTTTGACGCGCATTACGGGGTACACGAAAAAAGACATATACCAAAACGGCGCTCATGACTTGTCTTTTTGGAGAAGACTTGCTGTGTATGTTCTGGTTACTGAATTTGGCTGGACTCAAACAAGTGCTGGCATAGCATTCGGGCTTTCAGCTCCTGCGGTAAGTTTAGCCTTAGACAAGTTCGACAAGATTGTTGAATCTGAAGAAACGCAACATGAGTTACTTCCTCATCTTGAGAGGATAATTGATGACATCGTTCTTTGATTGCATTTGACACTCTTAAAACCAAACATTAAAATATTAATGGTATGTAAAAAATTGAAGGGAGCGCAGATACGTAAAACAGGTTTTTGGTTACCCTGGTATTTGTGTTCCCTTCTTCTGTATACTGTTGACAGCAAAAAAGTACTGAAGTATTTTATCAGCGCACAACATACTGAGAGGAGTAAAAACCAAAAATGACTATACGAAAAAAGGGAGTAAAGTTTCTTTCTGATTTTATGCATAAAGGGACTCGTTACAGAAAAGCTTTTAACGACAAAGACGAGGCCGCAAAATACGAAAAAGATTTCAAAAGGTATTTAGACGAAGGCTGGCCTGTCGACAAATTTTTAAGACATAAACACGTAGAGAAGAAACAACAAGCTGACGTAACAGTTCAGGAGATGTTTGATTTAGTTTTGGAAAACGTCTGGAAAGGTCTTCCAAACTACGACAACGGCTTTAGTCATTCAAAGATGTTTACAAAAGCGTTTGGTAAGTCCACACCGATAAAAGACATTACCACGCCAATGATTTATGCTTTTAAAAAACAGTGTGAAGATGCGGGTAACGCACCAGCTACTATCAAACTAAAATTGTCATCTTTAAGCACTGCTTTAAATTTCTGCGTTGAAAACGGATACCTTGAAAAGCGCCCAAACTTTCCAAAGATCAAAGTAAAAAACGAGCGCCTTGTATTTTTCTCAAAGGAGGAGGAGCAGGATATATTAGCTTTTCTTGAAGAGACAGGTGAAGATTATTTTTACGATTTTTTTTGTTGGCAAATGGACACAGGCTGTAGGCCTTCAGAGGCTAGATGGGTAGAGCCAAGGCATGTCAGGACTGATGAGCAATTGGGATATGTTGTTGATTTGTTTAAGACCAAAAACGGAGAACAACGAACGGTTCCTCTTACAAGAAGAGCTTTAGCTGCTTTTAAAAACCATCAACAAAAGGATTACCTTTGGGGATACTGGACAAAGGAAAGGATCAGAACAGTTTGGGATAAAGTTAGAGAGCATCTAGGCAGAACCAATGACAAGAACTTTGTCTTTTATTTAACAAGGCATACATGTGGCTCAAGAATTGTACAAGCGACTGGATCGATATATCTTGTAAAGCAGATGTTGGGTCATAAAACACTTGATCAGTCAATGAGGTACGGACAGCTCGCACCGCATAACCTTCGACAGGCTCTTTGCGCTCTTGACGGGGGTCTGGAGGTTAGTGACAAAAAGGTGGCAAATTTGTCTGATTTTAGTGACAAAACGATTAACCAAAAAGAAGGAAACAGAATAGCCTAAAACGTATGACTGATAACGACTTTAGGCCCAGCGCGGCTGTGGTGAAATTGGTAGACACGCCAGATTTAGGTAATGCGGTTTCTTTGTCACTTTCTTGTAATGCTTACCCAGCAACGCTTTGTCACCAAACAAATAATAAAATGTTAGTCTTTGAAAACTTCTTTGAGGTGACAAATAAATGACATAAATCTTTTCGCATGTTAGATCAATCCAACTTAAACAAAGAGATGGCCGAGATAGGTATAGGCCGTTTTAATTCTCAATGGGAAAGCGCAAAAGATGGAGATGATTTATCGAGAAGTAGAGTAGGTCAAAGATTATTTAGAGAGCTTTTACCTGAGTATACAAATAGAGTCAAAGAGCTTTACCGTAGCCATAAAGGCCCAAAAACTCGTTGGCAAGAAGACATAGGAATGTTGCAGCCATCGCAAGTTGCTTTCATTGGTCTAAAGACAATTCTCAATTCACTCAGCTATAAAAAAACTTGTGCTTCACTCAGTTATCTTTGTGGAAAGATGGTGGAGAACGAAATAAAATGCGTCTTTCTTGTTCGTACTAATCCTGAAAAGGGTAAGGGAATTATTTTGGGGGCCAAGCGCCGCGCAAAAGCGTCTCAAATGCGACACATAGATTTGTCGATGCAAAATGAAAATATAAAGGAAGGGAAGGATCTTTTTAACAAGTGGTCCAGACGGGACAGGTTTTCTTTAGGTTTAAATCTTGTTGAACTTTTGAGGGTATCAACGGGACTCATTGAGTACGCATACATAAAAGAAAAAGGAAGAAAGAGAGCCACGAGGTATGTAACAGCAACGCCCGCGACTCTCAAATGGATTGAGGAGTACAACACGAAGCACAGTTTATTAGATCCTTTTTGGTTACCAACTGTTGAGCCTCCGACTGATTGGGTAAACTTGTGGACTGGAGGTTATTCGCACATGGAGACTAATCTTCTTCCTGAAGCTCCCTTTATTAAAATTAAAGACAACAATTTTCTTCGCTCGTTAAAACCAAAAGACCTCAGTATTCCTTTTGAAGCTGTAAATCTTATACAGAGAACGCCATGGCAGATTAACAACAGGGTGCTGGATATTGTTGAGTGGTGTTGGGATAACTCTATACCTGTTAGTGGTATTGCTGAAAGGGCTGATATTCCTATTCCTCCTTATCCTATCGATGGGGACACAAACAAGAAATCTAGAAGTGATTGGGCGCGTACAGCTAGCGGCATTCATAAAAGAAATCTTTCAACAAGATCAAAGCGTGTTTTATGTGCGCGTATAATCCAGTTAGCAAAGAAGTACAAAGACAACAGATTCTTTTTGCCATCCAACTGTGATTTTAGGGGTCGTGTATATATGATGCCGAGTTTTATAAACCCACAAGGTCCACCTTTATGTAAAGGTCTTTTAGAATTCAACAGGGAAGCTCGTATAAAAAAGGTAGAAGATGCGCGATGGTTAGCAATCCATGGGGCTAACTGTTATGGCAATGACAAGTTGAGTTTAAAGGAACGCGAAAGCTGGGCTTATAATTTTGGAGATGACGCAGTGAGGATTGCAGCGGACCCAAAAACTAATACAGATTGGATGGAGGCGGATGATCCTTTTCCTTTTCTGGCCTGGGTTTTTGAATGGTCTGAATATTACCAGAATTTTTTAAAAGGAACGCCGCGATTAAAGACACGCTTGCCAGTAATGATGGACGCAACAAACAACGGCCTTCAGATTTTATCGATGCTTATGCGTTGTCCTGTAGGATGCAAATCAACCAATGTTATTTATGACGGAGGAGACAAGCCAGCGGACATTTATGTTGAAGCTCAGAAAATTGCAGAGAGTTACCTAAAGGCTGACGCAAAAGATAACCACCGTTTTGCAAGGCTTTGGTTAGATTATGGGATAAACAGAGGATGTCTAAAAAGACCAGTTATGTGTAAGCCGTATGGATTAAGTCGATATTCCAATAGACAGTATGTTGCTGACTGGTTTGATGACAAGATACACGGCGAAAGTCAACCAAGCCCATTTAAACCTGAAGATTATTACAAAGCTGTTCACTATCTTTCTGAGATTGTGTGGAAGTCTATTGAGGATTTGTTAGACCTGCCAAAGAAATGCATGAAGTGGTTTCAGGATGTAGCAAAAGTCGTTAGTGAGGCTGGTAGATATATTCACTGGGTTAGTCCTAGTGGTTTTCCAGTTAAGCAAGATTACAAAAAGCTTAAAGGAAGCGAAGTCCGTACATGGATATCAGGTAAAGTTGTTAGCGTATGCTTCAATGAAAACCTTGATAAAATTAGCCCGCAAAAAATGTCTAACGGTGTAGCACCCAACACGGTCCACAGTTTAGACTCGACACTGTTGCATTTAACCACAGTTGCTGCATGCAAAGAAAAAGGTATTTATGACTTTAGCATGATCCATGATTCTTATGGAACACACAGTACAAAAGCTCAAGATCTCGCTGACACAATAAGAGATGAAGCTGTTAAAATGTTTAATAAAGATCTTTTAAAAGATTGGTTAGATCAATTAAAAAAACAACATCCTGATTTAGATTTTCCAGCGCTACCAGAATATGGCGATGCGGACATCTCTCTGATTAGAGACAGTCCATACTTCTTTTCGTAAACAAAACACGAAAATATAAATAATAATAATAACTAAATACATAGGTAAAAAATGAGCAAAACCGATAGCCAAATAACAACAGGACAGGGAAGAGCAGTATATCCGCGATTGACTGAGCCTGATTACAAGTTCCATCCAAACGAGGGACTTTATTCAACAAAGCTTCACTTAGAGGAAGAGGCTTACACTCAACTTGAGAAAAAAGTCGAAGCTATTGTAGAGAGGGGTTACCAAGCTGAGTTAGCAAAGCAAGGAAAACCAAAACTAAAAAGGGCTTCAACTAGTCCATTAAGAGTAACAGACGAAGGACAGTTTGAAGTCTACGCCAAGCAGCTTGCTAAAAAACAAACTGCAAAAGGTGAATTAACTTTCAACGTTCCTATTTACGATAGCCAAGGCAAGATTATTGAAGAGCCACCTAACATTGGTTCAGGTTCTATACTTAATTTGTCTTGTGATGTTGCTTGTTGGTACGTTCCAACTTCAGGTTTCGGTTACACGCTGAGACTTAAAGGAGCGCAGTTGATCAAACTTGTTGAGTATAACGGCGGGGTATCAGCAGATAACCTTGGATTTAAAGCTGTTGAAAATGGTTTCGTTGGTGAGACATTTGATCTCGATGAAGAAAGCACAGAAAACAAAGAAGCATCGACGCAGTCGGTCCCCTTTTAGGTCTAAGTTTGAACAGAATGTTGCCCTCTCCCTTAATCGGGAGGGGGTCGATTTTGAATACGAGACGCTTAAAATTAACTACGTAAAACACGCGCAGTATACACCTGATTTTATTTTTCCTAACGGAGTCATCATTGAAGCCAAAGGATATTTTAAACCACAAGACAGGACTAAACATATTTTAATTAAACAACAGCACCCAGAATATGACATCAGGTTTCTATTCCAGAATGCATATATAACACTTACCAAAACCAGCACGACGACATACGCTGCATGGGCCGAAAGACATGGGTTCATGTGGTGTCATCAAAGGATACCAACAACATGGACACAAAGTTAAAAAACCAAGAAAACAATGGATTCATTAAAACACATCAACCATGCGAAGATTGCGGAAGCTCAGACGGCCTTTCAATTAACGCAGACGGAAGCACTCACTGTTTTGTTTGCAACGAGCATAAACTAAACGTCCTTAATCCATACCGCCCCAAAAAACCTATAGTACATCAATCAAAAACTTTTCTTCCTTTAGATGGTAAAGTTGAACCACTAGGGGACCGCCTTGTTCATCAGGAAACCTGTAGAAAATTTGATTACAGAGTAGGAGCTGATCACGACGGTTACTATCATGTAGCAAACTACCGCGATGACCATGGAAATCTTATAGGTCAAAAAGTACGCAGGGCTAATAAAGATTTTAGCATTAGAGGAGCTATAACCAACAGATTCTACGGACAGCACCTTTGGAAAAACGGAGGTAACAAACTTGTTATTGTTGAAGGCGAAATTGACGCTCTTGTCATGAGTCAGGTCCAAAAAAATTCTTGGCCTACTGTGAGCGCTCCAAACGGAGCAAAGGGAGCTGCAAAGACTTTTAAAGCTCAATTAAAATGGCTTGATAAATTTGATGAGATAATTTTGATGTTTGACGGGGATGAGGCAGGAAGGGAAGCTGTTAAGGAATGCATAAGAATATTACCACCAGGAAAAGGCTTTGTCATTGAATTGCCTGAAGGTAAAGACCCCAGCGATCTTTTGCTCGAAGGTAAAACTTCCACTCTTCTTGAAGGTATCTTTAACGCCAAACGCTGGAAGCCTCCTCACATTATTGATGCGAGCGATTTGGAGGACGAAATAAAAAACATTAAGACTGTTGAATCTGCTGCTTATCCTTTTGAGGGACTCAATAAAAAAACACTTGGTATACGTAAAGGTGAAATTGTAACGCTGGCGGCAGGAAGCGGCGTTGGAAAGTCCCAAGTTTGCAGGACCATAGCTCACAACCTTCTTACCGATCAAAATAAAAAGATTGCTTACATAGCTCTTGAGGAAAACAACATTCAAACAGCTCAGTCTATTATTGGTATTGAGATGGGTAAAGTTCTTCACTCCACAGAGAACACAGAACACGAAGCAGATTTTGAAAAGGCTTGGAAGAACACGCTTGGAAAAAGAAACCAGTTTTATCTTTACGATCACTGGGGAAGCATGAACACAGAGTCCCTTCTCTCTGACATTCGTTATCTGGTCCAGTCGCTTGAGGTAGATGTCGTGTTTGTTGATCACGTATCGATTGTGATTAGTGGCATGAGCGAAGTTGAGATAGGCAACGAAAGAAAAGCCATCGATATTTTAATGACGCAACTGAGGACGCTTGTTGAGGAAAGTAAATTTTCTTTGATACTTGTTAGTCATTTGCGGAGAGCAGAAGGTAACCGTGGATATGAAGACGGGCTGATGCCAAATTTATCAGCACTCCGCGGATCGGCCAGCCTTGCTCAACTAAGTGACATCGTCCTGAGTTTAAGTCGCAATTTGATGTCAGAGGAGAGGCATGTCACAACTGTGTCTTGTCTAAAAAACCGTTTCACAGGGGATACAGGTATTTGTTGTTTTCTGCGATACGATCCAGAGACAGGAAGACTTCAGGAACAATCAACAGATTTAAACGAACTAAATTAAAAGAAAAGAGAGATATGAGTAAATTCAAATATAACGTCCTTGTCGCTGACATAGAAACAAACGCAATAGAAAACACTAAGACATACGGTTGGCCTACGCTGTCGGGTTTGGAAAAAATGTATTGTATGACTTTGATCAATCCAATAACTGACGAAGTCTTCGAGTTTAACGAAGAAAAAAATAACATCGAAGAAGGGTTACAGATGTTACGGGATACTGAGTATGTTGTTGGTCATAATTTTATTGGGTTCGACGCAGTGGCTTTGTTTAAGCTTTATGAAGTTCGGTTAAATAAAATTATTGATACCATGTTGATGAGTAAAGTTATGTTTCCTGACATTGAGGATCAAGACAACATTAAAGGTATTGAGTTCCCAGAGGAATGGAAAGGTAAGTGGAGTCGACATAAGTTAGCCGCTTGGGGCGTAAGATTAGGCGAACACAAATCAGAGTTCAGCGACTTTAGTAAGTTTACGCAGGAAATGCAGGATTACTGTACCCAGGATGTTAAAACTAACGTAGTTCTTTACAAACATCTTCTAGAACAATCTAAGTCATCAAAGGCTCTTATACTTGAGCATGAGTTTGCAAAAACAATAACAATACAACAGCTCAACGGTTTTCCTTTTGATGTTGAGAAAGCAAACGCACTTGTGAAAGATCTTTTAATTAAACGAGCTGATCTAGAACAAGAGTTACAAAAAGTGTTTCCTCCTATTGTTGAAAAAACAAAGACAAGTAAAGGATGGAGACTTTCAGTAGAAGGAAAAGATTTTGAAGCCCCTACAAAAGTGAAATTAAAAGCTCTTTTAAAGTCTGAGGGTTTAAAGCAGTCTTACGCTAACGAAGCGGAAAAAATGGAATGTTATACAAAGTCTGTTCCTTTTAATCCTAACAGTAGACAACAGATAGCTGACAGGTTCCTTGAAATGGGATGGGAGCCAACAAAAAGAACAGCGAAAACAAATCAACCTGTAATTGATGAATCAGTACTCAAGGAGATCAACTCCCCAGAATCCCTGAAGCTTTGTGATTACCTTATTGTTGGAAAAAGAATAGGACAGATAGCAGAGGGTCAATACGCTTGGTTATCTATGGTTAGCCCAGAAGGTAAAATCCATGGGTCCGTTGATACTTGCGCTTGTATTTCAACACGCTGCACTCACAATCGTCCGAACATGGCGCAGATTCCTGCTGTTGGTTCATTTTACGGTGAAGAATGTAGAAGTTTATTTAAAGCTCCTGAAGGTAAAGTTCTTGTTGGCGTTGATTGCTCTGGTGTAGAGCTGCGCGCTTTTTCAAGTTACCTACATCAATTTGATAAGGGAGAATATGCAAAGGAGGTGGTGGAAGGAGATATTCATTCTAAACACGCAGAGATCCTTGGTATTTCTCGTCCAGAAGCTAAAACTTTTATCTACGCTTTTCTTTACGGCGCTGGTTTCCAGAAGCTTGGTGAGATTGTTGGTAAGGGAATAAGAGAAGGACGAAGGCTCAAACAAACATTTAGTAGACGTATTCCTGCTTATGCAAAACTTATCAAAGCTATTGAAGATTCAATTGATGTTAAAGGTACAATTCAAACAATTGACGGGCGTGAAATAAAACCACGATCAAAACACTCAGCTCTTAATCTGCTTATACAATCTTCAGGAAGTATTCTTATGAAACAATCCTGTGTTTGTTTTAGAGATAACGCAAAGCACCCTTACGAGATGCATGCAAATGTACATGACGAAGTTCAATTCAGTTGTCTTCCTGAACATGCTGAAGAACTAGGAAAAACTTTTTGTGATTCAATAACACAAGCTGGAAAACTTCTTGGTTTTAAAGCTCTTTTTGAAGGCGAGTATAAAGTAGGAAACAACTGGGCAGAAACACATTAACATTTATGAAAAAAAGAACAGCGATAATTGACGGCGATATGATTGTTTACAGAGCTGGGTTTAGTTCTGAAAGAGAAACAAAATGGAACGATGATATCTGGACCTTACAAAGTTCAGAAAAGGAAATGCAAGAAATTATAAACGAGCATGTGGACTATATATTAGAACAAACAAATGCTGATGATTATCTTATGGCTTTCTCATCTCCCAGAAACTTTAGATACAAGTTGTTTCCTGATTATAAAGCTAACAGAAAAACAAAAAGAAAACCGCTTGGTATAAAAAGCATAACAAACTGGGCGCTTTACAATCACAACGGTATCCAATGGAACAACGTAGAAGCTGATGATGTTGCTGGGATGTTGTGCGCGGGTAAACCAGACATGGTAGCTGTCAGCGGGGACAAAGACTTCGCAACAATTCCATGCGAGTGGTTTAACTTTCTCACAGCCACTACAAGTTACACAACGGAGGAGGAGGCGGATTATAACCATCTAGTTCAAACTCTTTCTGGAGATTCTGTTGACGGTTACTCAGGAGCAAAAGGAATAGGAACAGTAGGCGCTCAGAAACTCCTGGATAAGCATGGAGCCACTTGGGACACTGTTGTCGAAGCTTACAAATCTAAAGATCAAACAGAAGAAGACGCTTTGTTAAACGCTAGGCTGGCTTTCATTCTTAGAGATCAAACTAAATACAACAATAAAGAAGGAGAAATAACATTATGGATGCCGAAGTAATTGAAAGAAAACCACTGCCAGATAGCGGCAAACGTTCTGAGTTTGAAACAGGAAGTGTTAGAGATGCATGCGAAGGTAAAGGCATTCCCTCGCTTATTCCTGTTTCTGCCCTGCGCTCAGTAGCAAAAAGATTCGAAGACGGAGCCACTAAATATGGCAGAGATAATTGGAAAAAAGGACAGCCGCTAAGTCGTTACGTAGATTCAATTAACAGGCATCTTTGGGATTACCTTGATGGGTGCAAAGCGGAAGATCACCTTGGTGCAGTCATTTGGAACGCCATGTGTCTTCAGCAAACAGACCAATGGATAAAGGAAGGTAAATTACCTGAAAAACTAAAGGATATTTAACTCACCATATATATGAAGAAATAAAACATTTTTATGCCTCGGAAAAACGTTTCATTAAGAAAAGAACACAAGTCTAAAAAAGGCGGACTTACAGAAAAAGGACGTAAGTATTACAATCGCAAGACAGGTTCTAATCTTAAAAGACCTCAACCAAAAGGAGGACCAAGGAAACGAAGTTTTTGTGCGCGAATGAAAGGAGTTAAAGGACCGATGAAAGATTCAAAGGGAAGGCCTACACGTAAAGCTCTAGCGCTACGACGGTGGAAATGTTGATTAACTAAATATTATGCCTAAAAAAGGATTATACGCCAACATGCACGCTAGAAGAAAAAGTGGTAAACCTATGAGAAAAAAGGGCCAAAAAGGCGCTCCTAGTGATCAAGATTTTAAAAACGCTGCGAAGACAGCTAAAAAAGGCCGCAACAAATTAAAGATTAAAAAGTATGCCTGACCTAGATAGTTTTCCGCTCGTATCTAGTGAATTAGTTAAAAAACTAGACGAGATTTTCCCTGTCAAAGAGTTCAGCCCAAAGGACGGACTCAGGGATATGGATTACTATTACGGACAACGTAACATTGTTAATTTCCTCCGTGCAAAAAACGCGGAACAAAACGAAAATATTTTAACGAAAGAATAATTATTATGTGTTTATCTAGACCAAAAATGCCAGCGCAACAGGTAATAAACAAACCAGCGCCTCTTCCTCCTCCACCTCCGACTGAATTAGCGGAAGCAGTGGAGCCTTCAAAAAAACAAAAAGATAAACGCAAAAGACAGAGGCAAGGCAATCCCCTAACTATCAACAGGCCTTCTGCTGTATCTACTCCAAAAGGAGGAGCAGGAGTAAATGTATCAACTTACTAATTTTTAACTATAGGAAAATAAAACAGACATGGACGTAACTAATATAAACATTGCAAGCTCTGGCGCTTTGGATGGCAACGGCAACGGCGTACTTAACGCAACAACCACTCCAAAGATCAGCCCACTAAGAGGAGGAACTTATTGTTTTCTCGCTTCTGGCGCTATACCCGCTTCTGGATGCACTCTCACTTTGCAACACAAAGTTGGAGCAAACTATATTGATATTGGAGATGACGCAGTACTTACTGGCCCAGGAGGTTGTGTGTTTACTACATCTCAATCCGATATCCAGTTAGTAATTGCAGGAAACAACGCAACAGCAAACAGCATCGACGTAGTAATCGCACCCGTATAAGCAGTAATGGCTAGACGAATCATAGCAACCAAAGACAACACGATAACCTCGCAAGGCACTGAGCCTCTTTCGAGAGAAGTAGCAAGACCAATCTTCGGTGAATCAGTTCTAGCCATCGACTACAACTTTGCTGAGAAAGGAATCCTTGATGATGATATCACTTTCAGCAGGGCTTCGGGAGCTACTCAAACGAACAGCGAGGGTAAGGTGGCTTT